GTCTGCACGTGAACAGCGCAGCACCGCATATTTAACCAGCACACTTGAATATCAACCGACGTCATTCTCACCAAGGGATATGATGTTTGTTGACGCAATTCAAAATACATCAACTCAAATTGCACGAATGATGAACGTTCCCGCTTATTACATAAGCGCAGATCAGAACAACAGCATGACTTATGCCAATGTTCAAGATGAACGCAAGCAATTCGTTGCGCTATCACTCGCACCGTACATCAACGCCGTACAAGACAGACTCTCAATGGATGATATAACGGCGCGAGGCAACATTGTTAAGTTTGATGTTGATTCAGCTTTCCTTCGGGTAGATCCAATGGAAAGACTCAACGTCATTGAAAAGATGCTCTCACTAGGCTTGATTACAGTTGAACAAGCCATGGAAATGGAAGATCTCACACCTAATGGAAACGAAGATGTTACTTCAGTTCAGTAGTGACGTTACCTGCAATACCGAGGAACGCACGATTACCGGCAAGATTGTGCCATTCGGCGATTCAGAAGTTGGTTATACCAATGTGGGCAAAGTTGTATTTGAAGCTGGATCTATTGAGATCCCGACAAATCCAAAACCAAAACTATTACTTGAACATGACGCGAAAAAACCCATAGGTCGCCTAGTTGCATTTACCGAAGACGAAACAGGGATTTATGCAACGTTCAAGGTAAGCGCAACATCGCGTGGGAACGATGCTCTCATTGAAGCTAGCGAACAACTCCGCAGCGGTTTATCCGTAGGCGTTGAAGTTATCGCTGGAAAACAAGACAAAGACAAATACAGAGTTAAATCAAGTTTGCTCAAAGAAGTGTCACTCGTGCAGGCAGCCGCCTTCAAAAGTGCTGAAGTTTTGAGCGTAGCGGCTTCACAAGACGAAGCCGTTGAACAACCAACAACAAACGAAAGCGAGGCAGTCGTGGAGAATACTCCAGACACCGCAACCGTTGAGCCCAAGGTCGAAGCCCCTGCGGTAGAGGCTGCTCGCCCAACAGTTGCAGCACCAATTTATGCCAAGCCACGCATTAACGTGACAGCTGAAGCGTACCTAGAGAACACAGTTCGTGCTGCTCTTGGTAGCGAAGATGCACGTCAATGGATCGCGGCAGCATCAGACACCGATACCGTGGCAGATGTCCCCGGCTTGGTACCAACCCGTCAACTTTCTGAAATCTGGAACCCAAAGACAACCGGAGTTCGTCCAGCAATTGACGCAATTTCATCCGGTGTTCTTCCAGATGCAGGTATGAAGTTCCAGATCCCACGCGTAGCAACTGCACCTGGTGTAGCTGAAGTCGCTGAAGGCGGAGCATTTACAGACGATCAGACCACCATTGAATACTTGGATGTCACAGTCAAAAAATATGCTGGTATGCAGCTATTCAGCGTAGAAGTTCTCGACAGAACTTCTCCAGCGTTCTACGCAGAACTCGTTTCACTCATGGGAGATCAATACAACAAGGCGACTAACGCCGCAGTTGTAGCAGCTCTCACCGCTGGTGGAACTCTTGATGCAACAACAACCACCCTTCCATGGGATGGTGGAGAATTTGCATCATTCATCGCACGTGCAGGATCATCGATCTACACAAACACATTCCGTTTTGCTACCGGCGTTATCTGCTCGCCAACACAATGGAGCAATATCGTTGGACTCGTAGATTCAAGCAACCGCCCAATTTTCTCTGCATCAGCACCACAAAATGCAGCTGGATCAGTCGGCGCAGCTTCAATCGTTGGAACCGTTCTCGGACTTCCACTCTACGTTGATTACACCATGTCAGGTGCCGGTGATTCTTCAATCATCGTCGTTAACCGCGATTCATACACATGGTACGAATCACCACGCCTACAACTCCGTGCCGATAAGGTCGGAACAGGCAAGGTTGAGGTTGGCTTCTACGGTTATGGCGCAATTGCCACAAAGACCGGTGCAGGAGCTTTCCGCTTCAACAACGCAGTCTAATAGCAATAACGTTACCCCGGCGCACAGCCCTTGCGCCGGGGCTAACATAGAGAGGATAAAAAGATGCCAGCAACTTATGTCACCGAAGCCGAGCTTCGTTCTGCACTTGGTATCGGTAATCTCTATGGATCTACTGTTGTGGAAGAAGTTTGCCAAGCGGCAGAAAACATTATCAAATCAAAATTGTGGTTCAACGAATATGGCGTTGTGGCTCACGAAAGCACAACCAGCGTTGCAACGATTTATACTAGCGTGCCACACGATTTCATTGTTGGACAAACAGTCACAGTTGAGAACGCCGGAGCTAAATACAACGGATCTAAAACCGTTACTGAAGTTGGAATTTATTACATAAAATACGCGGTCAATAACGCGACTGAGGAAATCTATAATCTTTTAGTTCCATGGGGTAAGGTTTATGGAACGACACATATTGATTACGCAACATTGCCAGAAGTTAATCAAGCCGCGCTTATGATCGCGGTAGATATTTGGCAGGCACGCCAAGCCTCAAATGCTGGCGGTATATCACCAGATTTTCAGCCTTCTCCATACCGTATGGGTAATACCCTTATGGCACGTGTACGAGGTTTGCTTGCGGATCACCTAGCTCCGGGCGGTCAAGTAGGATGAGCGCAATTACCACCCTACGTGGAACAATCGCGGCTGCGCTAGATGATAATGCGGTCTGGCAGGTGTTTTCCTTCCCACCTGCTAGCCCGCTTGCTAATAGCATCGTAATACAGCCCGGAGATCCTTACATTGAGCCTTCTAACGATCATTACAAGACGGTCAAGCCAAAAGTTAATTTCAAACTGATAGTGCTTGCGCCAATGTTTGATAATCAAGGCAACCTTACAAACATCGAAGATTTTTATTTAAACATTGTAAATAAGCTTGAAGCGTCATCGCTCGCTTATACAATTGGCACCTTTAGTGCCCCGGCAGTCTTGACTGGAACAGTAGGCGATCTACTTACCGGTGAAGTATCTATCAGCGTTCTCTCAGATTGGAGCTAAAATGGCTGACATAGACAAAGAGCGCGAGGCTTTCTTGATCAAAATCGGTCAGGTAGAGCCAACCGCAAAAGCAGAACCAAAACCAACCGCTAAGAAAGATGAGGAATAAGCTAAATGGCTGTTTTCTTAAATAACAAGGTCGGTCTAAAGATCAACAACGTCGATCTTAGCGACCACGTACAATCAGTAACCCTAAATCAGTCTTTTGATGAGTTGGAAGTTACCGCAATGGGTGACACAGCCCACAAGTTCGTTAAAGGTCTAGAGGCTAACAGCCTTACTGTTTCATTCCTTAATGACACGGCTACAGCTAACGTATTGGCAACCCTACAAGCTGCATACGGCACTACTGTAGTAACAAAAATGCTAAATGATAAGGCAGGCGCAATTTCAGCCACCAACCAGCTTTATACATTTGATATTCTTGTAAATAACCTAACACCTATCAACGGTGCAACAGGTGACCTTTCAACAATGGATATTACATTCACAATCAACTCAGCAATCACCGTAGCCTCAACAGGCACGTTCTAATTAAATAAAGGGGCATAACATGGCAAGTCTAAAAATTACTAGGGCAGATGGCACAGAGAGTACCCATGAGATTACTCCAGCCATTGAGTATGCTTTTGAGCAGTATGCAAAGAAGGGTTTTTACAAAGCCTTCCGTGAAGATCAGAAGCAGTCAGATATTTACTGGCTTGCCTGGGAATGTCTGCGTAGAGCAGATGCGCCTAATGTATTCCCATTCGGTGATAAATTCCTAGATACCTTAAAGGCTGTTGAGGTTCTAGGAGATGATTACCCAAATGGCTAACGCGTGATTCTCGTACGTATCAGGTAGCTGCACTATCGGTACATACGGGAATCGCGCCTAGCGAGTTTATTAACATGGATCGTGATTTACTGAAAGCGTTTCATGAGGTACTAAAGAAACAGGCGGAAGATAGGAAAAATGCCAGTCGTAGTCGAAGGAATCGTAGGCCTTAGAAAAGCCTTACGTAACTACGCGCCTGATTTACAAAAACAAATGGATGCGGAAATTCGCACAGCCCTAAAGGGCGTAGTTAAAGATGCTAGAGCTAAAGTACCTGAAGGCACAAGACTCTATAACTGGCAAGATAGAGGCATGGAACGCAAATCACGCACTGGTCGTGAACGGTCTTTCCCAGCATATAACTCCACTGTCATTAAACGAGGTATGACTTACTCATTGGGCAAGCAACGCCGTAACAGGGTGGGTTTTGTTTCATTATTTACATTATTCAATAAATCAGCCATTGGAGCTATTGTTGAAACGGCTGGTCGCGCTAATCCAGGCGGCAGTAACCGTAGCCAATCTAACAATCCTGATGCTGGCAGGATGTTTAATACTACGCTCAGTAACCAGGTGGGACCATTGAAAAGCTATAAAGGCAAAAACCAAAAGACCACTGGTCGTTTGTTATTTGCTGCGTATGCTGAAAACAATGGCAAGGCCTTAAATGCAATTATGAAAGCTATTGATAAGGCTACACGTCAGTTCAATGC